GACCCGGCGTTAATTCGAAATAAAGCTGAAAGGTCCGCAATTCAGCAACAGGTAGGGCAGGAAATGGGGCAAGAAAAAGCGATGGCACAAGCCGAAGCACAACCGGAGCCACAGCCGACTATATGAGCAAACTTTTTATAAAAGAGTCTGAAATAGGAAAAGTAATTATAGGGCAAACCCCGGAAGAAATGAAAGAATGGAGAGCGAAGGGGATAGGGCCAGAGTACAAAATTATGGACAACAGGGTTTATTACAAACTTTCAACGCTAGAAAAGTTTTTTACTCAAAATAAAGTGGAAACAAAACCTTTATGAGCAAGCAACTTGAGGGATGGGAAGCTTTAGAAAAGCGACCCCAGGGAGTAAGTGAAGAAGAAAAACAAGCGGCGATGGATGCCGACCATCAATGGAATATGCAGTTAGCCAGGACTTTCCAAACTGATAGCGGAAAGGCGGTTTTAGATAGATGGAGGCGGGGGACGATAGAAAAGAGGTTGGACCTTATGCTTTCTAATCCCATGACAGGGCAAAAGTACCCTATCCCCCAAGAGGCGATTTTTGCAAGGATAGGCGAGGAAAACTTTGTAAAAGATATTTTGACGAGAATTGAAAGAGCCAAACAATGAAAATGATAGGCCAATGCGAAACGTGCAAGTTTAGCAAACGGTTAAGCAAGGTTAAGGGGAGCAAATTTGTTTGTAAAAAACCCCAACCTAATCCTTTATGGGATTATACATTTTCTGGAAGTTTCGGTTGTATCAATTACATAACCAAACAATAACTTAAACCCGGTGACTTATGACAAATGAAGTAGTCGAGACAGAAATGGAAGGCGCAGTACAAACAGACCCACAGGACGGGAACAACCAGCCCGATCCAGAGGTAAGCGTAGACGGATTAATGGGCGATGCTCACAAAGAGGGAAAAGAGCCGGAGCCAGAAACGGAAGAACCCGTAAAAGGGGAACGCCCAGAAAGTATACCGGAGCAATTCTGGGATAAAGACAAGGGCGAGATTAAATCCGAATCCCTGGCAAAGTCTTATTCTGATTTACGAAAACAATTTAACAAGCTCCAGAAAGATAAGGGCAAGAGCGAGAAGGCCCTGGAAACAGCCGAGGAATATTTAGAGGATTTTGAGGTCCCAAAAGAAATAGAAACCGAGGACGGGGTTAAGTCCCTAGACCGAATAAGAGATTTGCCGAATGATGATCCGGTTGTTGTCTCATTTTCTAAAGCGGCTAAGAAATACAATTTAAGCAAAGAGCAGTTTGCGGGGATTGTTACCGATGTTTTAGCGGGAGCGAATGATTTAATGCCAGAGCCGTATAACCGTGAGGCGGAAATAGAAGCTTTGGGCGGAGAAGAAAAGGCTATCCCGGTTATAAGAACTAACCAGAATTATCTTTTACACCTTCATAAAAACGGGGTGCTAAACGAGGACCAATATAAGTATGCTTTGGATTTTGGGGCTACAGCTATCGGCGTTGAAACCTTAAACAAGTTAAGGGTTAATGCTGGAGAGAAGCCAATCCCGACAGGCGCGAGTGTAAACACCGGAGCCAAAACCCCGGATGAGTGCGCGGCTATGATGAGTGATCCGAGGTATAACGAAGAAGGCCCAGGCGGTGACGCTTACCGGGCAGAAGTAGAAGCGGAGTTTAGAAAAACTTATGGCGAATAAAAAGCTTTATAAGTTTGCAGTCTTTTGGTAGTAATGCGATAGGGCCTTTTTAAAGCAACCCGAAAAAGCATTTAGTAGTTTTCGATTTGTAGTAAAAAGAGACTCCACCATTCAGGGAGAGCAATTCGGCAACCTTGCCGGACCTTTTAACTTGATACGGACAATCTCAAGAGTTTAACGAGATTATCAATCATTTAAGTTAAGGGGTTTTCCCATGAGTAAAACACTTACCACTAATGCGGCGGCGCAATTTGATGCCGAAGTAAAACAAGCTTACCAGGGTGCGGGTGAATTGCGTAGCACAGTCCGGGTTAAAACCGGGGTTGTTGGTTCAACGCACCGTTTCCCTAAAATCGGCAAGGGTCTAGCGACTCCCCGAATCCCACAAACAGACGTTATTCCTATGAACGTTGCACACACCGGAGTTGTTGCGACTTTGGCAGACTGGAACGCACCGGAATATACGGACATTTTCGACCAAGCAAAAGTTAATTATTCAGAGCGACAGGCTTTGGCTAAAGTTATCGCGGACGCTATTGGAAGGCGCGAGGACCAGATATTGATTGACGTTCTTAACGCCGCTTCCTCAACAGCCGGAAGTGTAGCCAAAACGGTAGGAACAAACGCCGCTATGGACACCACTAAAATCCGAAGAGCCGCAAAGCTTTTAGACGACCAGGGTGTACCAATGAGCGACAGGCATTTTGTATGGAGTTCGGCGGCTAAAGAGCAAATGTTAGGCAGTACGCCAGCGACTTCCTCAGACTTCTCAGCCGTAAAAGCTTTAGTCAACGGGGAAATTAATTCCTGGATGGGCTTTCAATACCACATGATTGAAACCCGTGACGAGGGCGGCTTACCACTTTCCACTAACGATAGAACTTGCTTTGCTTATCACGGCGGTTCTATGGGTTCAGTGGGTCTTGCGGTAGGTATCAACTTTAAAACATCAGTTGATTATGTGCCGGAAAAAACTTCCTGGCTTTCAAACGGAGTCTTTTCGGCGGGTGGCGCGGCTATCGACCCTAAAGGGATCGTAGATATTACGGTTGACGAATCCGTTGTTATCACTAACTAATTAACTTTTAAAGAGAGGTAAATGATATGGCATACGCACAAAGCGGCCTTAACCTGATCGGTGGTAATTCGATTCCGGGAAGTGGCCCACAAGTCTGGAGTTATAGCTCTGCAGACGCTTTCGCAACCGTAAAAGGTGCGGGATATTTCAATGATTTGCGGGACCAGTTGCAGGTCCACGACATGATTATAGTTGCAGGGTCTACAGGTGGAACCGTGACCTATACAATCGTTTTCGTGGCGACCTGCCCTGCTTCACCGTCAACTACTAATGTGACCACAAGCGCATTGGATGTTAACGCCGCGTAATTAAATATCAACTTGCCCTGGACCTTGACCTTTCACCGGGACAGGGGACAGGGTTGAGTTGGTGTTTACCCACATTTTAAAAAGAGGTTTTATGTTTGATGATACTTGTTTCTCACCTATAGGCGGGCAGACGATTAAATCAGCCCCAACCGTTTACTCTTACAGAACCGAAACAGACACTTTACAAGATGTTATGGTCCCCGGTTATTTCAACTCTAAGTCTTTATTGTTTGCGCCGGGAAGCGTTATCCACGTTATAGCGGTTGACGAGATAGCCCAAATATTTGTTAAAGCGGTAGAAGGAGTCAGTGTAATTCTGGATAACAGGGTAATTTTAGCGCAAACCTTAAAGACCCAGGCAACTAATCCGGTGAAAAAGAAAAATAATAATAGAACCCAGAAGGCGGCTTAAAAATGGCAGGTTCAGAGACAGACATCAGCATATCATCCCAGGCGTTAACGCGATTAGGCGACAGCCCTATTTCTTCTTTTAATGAAACATTTGGCGCGGTTACTTGCGGGAATGTTTATCCATTTGTAAAGCGGCGGGTCCTGGTCGCTTATCCCTGGCGGGTAACTATGGTTAAGTCCCCATTGTTAAACTTGATTGTGGGAAGCCCAAACTCTGAATATAAAAACGCTTTTCAGTTACCGCCGGATATGTATAACGGCCCCAGGACGGTATGGAATAGTCCCGCCGCAGACACTTCTAATAAAACGCCGTATAAGGATTACGAGATATTCCAAAATCAGTTGTTAACGGACGTTGACTATATCAAGGTGGATTACCAGGTAGACGTTGCCGAAAATGATATGCCGCACCATTTACTTGAAATGATGGTTAAGGCGTTAATGGCAGAAGTGGCGTTAAGTGTTACCGACCAGCAAAACGTTAAAGACGAGGCGTTAATTTCAGCATGGGGGATGCCATCTGAAAATGGCAGAGGTGGTTATTTTAGGGAGGCCAGCCGTTTGGATGCTCAGACTAGACCGCCTTCTAGGGTTAAATCTTTTCCGCTTACAGCAGTTAGGGGTTCTTAAATGGCAAGGTTGCGACCCGCAAAAACAAATTTTAGTCGGGGAGAAATGGACCCCCAGGCGTTAATGAGACACGACACCGTAGCCTACGAAAACGGCGCGGAGAAATTGCGAAATGTTTTAGTTTTCCCCCAGGGAGGTGCAAGAAGGCGGCCCGGTCTTGAGTACATAGACGAGATACCGCCAAAGACAGCATCAAATAAGCCGTCTGGGTCCTGGGATAATATAAAGATGATTGAGTTTAAATTTTCAATCTCACAGCTTTATATTATTTATTTTGTAAAATCCTATTTCTACATATACCGAAACGATACCTTTGTTTTTGAGGGTTCGCATACCTACACAGACGCACAAATACCCGCGTTAAATTGGGATCAAAACCTAGATACTCTTTTTCTTTTTCATGAGGACCACACAATTAGAACCCTTGTCAGGGGTGGGTCCGATTCAAGCTGGACGCTTGCAGACTTTACCCTTACTAATCTGCCGACAGTGGTTTTTGACAATACGGCAAATGGTACGGGGACCCCATCAGCAGAAGGAACAGCAGGGGGGACGGTAAATTTTACTTCTGGAAGTTCAAACTTTGTATCGGGCGATGTTGGAAAGTTTATCAGGGGGAACGGGGGATATGGAGAAATAACAGGGTATACCAGCGCAACAGTAGTTACCTTAACTATTGTTCAACCTTTTAATGACGCAGACGCTATCGCTAACGGCTTATGGGCGATGGAAGAAGTTGCTTATTCGTCAGCTAGGGGTTGGCCTGTTTCGGGTACGATTTTTCAGGGCCGTTTAGTATTGGCAGGGGCTAAGTCTTTGCCTGATTTTTTCGCCGCAAGCAGGTCCGGTGTAATTAAAAACTTTGCTAATTCGGACGCAGACGATGATTCCGCGATTGTGGCCTTTGGAGATACACCAGGAATAAGCACGTTTTTAAATGTTTATGGTGGGCGGCATTTACAGATTTTTGCTAATGATGCCGAGTTTTATATTCCTAAATCAGAGTCCGACCCTATTACTCCGAATAATGTAACGCTTCGGCGCAATTCATCGGTGGGAAGTAAGGGGACCGAGGCGGACAGTTCTAGGGTAAACATTAAGCCGCAAGAAGTGGATGGGGTTGTTTATTTTGTCCAGAAAGGTGGCGGAGATGTTAGGGAATTTGTTTTTGATGATGCAGTACAAGCTTATGGAACCTCAACCGTTGCGATAGTTTCCAGCCATTTAGTCAGAAAGCCAAAAGATACAGCTTTAAGGCGGAGCCAGTCTATAACGGAGCCTAATTATTTATGGGTTGTTAATGGTGAGGACGGGACGTTAGCGGCTTTTTGTGTATTGAGATCCGAGGAAGTTAACGCTTGGACACTGTTAAAGACTAAAGGGACGTTTGAGAACGCCGCAGTTATTGACCAAGATAGCTATTTTGCTGTTAAGCGAACTATAAACAGCGCAACCGTTTGGACTTTGGAGAAGTTTAATAACGACTTGCTTTTTGATGGTGGCAAGGTTGGAACCGGGACTGTTTCAAGTGTTTCTAATTTGAATTGGTTAGAGGGTGAGGCAATACAGATAATTCTTGACGGGTCCTATATGGGAACCGTGACGGTATCAAGCGGGGTTGCTACTTTCCCCAGAACTACAGCTTCCAGTTACCAGCTAGGAATCCCTTTTCCAGACGTTGACGAAGCGGGGGACGAAGCCCCGGCAGGAGCAGGGAATAACGTTTTAATCAAACCGTTGCCGGATGATTTTGCGGTCCCAAGTGGTTCAACAATGGGGAAAAGAAAGCGAGTGGTAAACGTAAATATGAGGGTTTACCAAACACAAGGATTTTATATCAATAATAAGTTAGTCCCGTTTAGAGAGTTGGGCAGTAGTTTGTTGGACGATGCCGTACCGACAAAGACTAGGGACGTTAAGGTTAAGGCCATTCCAGGGTTTACCGAAAAAGGCCAATTCACAATAACACAGCAAGAACCCCAAGCCATGACGGTGTTAGGGTTTGCTTATGATTTGGCGGTGTAGAGTATGGAAGTAGTAGCGGCGAAAGCGTTAGCGTCAACGGCGGTAACATCAACAACGGCGGCGGCTGGAACCTTTGCGGCGGCGGGCGGAACCTCTTTAGCGGCGGGGACATTCGCCGGAGTAGGTGCGGGTTCGGCGGCGGCAGGTGCGGGCTTAATGGGTGCGGGTGGGGTTGCGTCTGCTACAGGTTTCGGTGCGGCTATGGCAGGGATAGGTTCGGCCCTTTCTAGTTTTTCCGGGCTTGGTTCCTCAGTATTAACCGGGTTGCAAGTAGTGGGCGCGGTAGATTCGGTTGTTAACCCGTTCATGGAAGGCCAAAGGGCGGCGGATATTGCAGAAGTGAACGCGGCACAAACCGACCTAGACATTCAACAAAAACTATTACAAGGCAGAGAGTCCTCAGTTAGAGCTTTGGAGACTTTAAACCAACAATCCGCCCACAATATAGCGGCGGGGTTTGCATCCGGTATCGGGTTATCCCCATCGGTTGCAAGTTCGATTGATTCAATAACCAGGAAACACCGATTTGACGACACATTGACCCGAACCAGCAACATCTTAGAGGCCGGGTCCTTACAAAGAAAAAGCGAATTACAAAGAGCGCAAGGGCAGACCGCAAAAGTTAGGGGAACTTTTGAGTCACTTGGCGCGGTTGCTCCGGCGGTTAAGACAGTTAAAAGCCTTTTTACATAAAATTAAACAATTCATAGGGTAGATAATGGTTAAAAGAGTCAGTAGCAATCAGGTATCAGGTGGCGGAAATAAAATTCAGCTTCCTAGTAATGTCCCCGCAAGGCTTATCCAAGATGTTGGACGATCTACCCTTTCAATTAATAAACTTATTGCCCCTACAGTTTTGGACTTGCAGAAGTCAGAAGGCCGCAAGGTTGCAAGGCAGGGAATTGTAGACGGGCAAAACGGGAAACTAGACCCCAAGCTTTTATTTAATCCTTCCTTTAGGGGCCAAGCTTACACCGATAACGCATTAAGCCATTACACGAAAACTCTAGAGCTACAAACTAGGCAGGGCATTAATGACATTATTAAAGAAAATCCCAGAGATTCAGTTAAAGCGGAGAAGTTAATAGGCGCATTTATCCAGGGCAAGCTTGAAGGGATGCCGCAGGAGCTTAGAGAGAGAACCGGAAACCATTACGCCTTGCAATCAAAAATAAGCGCAAACGCAAATTTAGCAAGAATTAGGAAAACAGAAAATGACTTAAGGATAAAAGAGCAGGAAGCGGTAGACCTCCAGCTAGACATGGACATAGCAAAAGAAGCCCCCTTAAACGGGGCGGGTCTAGGTTCTAATAGCTTTTCGGTTCAGCAATCCTCATTAATTGTTGCTATGCGGGACCGGAAACAAATAGAGGCCAGGTATGAAGCTGAAATTAATGACGGGGTTACAACTATTCCAGCCCATTCCGAGACTGAAAAAATAAACGCCCTTGCTAAATACGACAAAATCATAGGGTCCTCAATGATTCAGGAGCAGTTTAGAGGACAAAAAGATAAGGCACAGTATTTAAGGGATTTTCAGTTAGGAAAACTGGAAGAAAATTTTATTTTAAAAGACGATGGAGGAAACACCCTTTTAGATTTGAGGCCAGGGCCGCAAGCAAGGGCCTCTTTAGCGTCTGGAATGAGAACAATTATTAATGCGGAAAATGCGGAAGTAAAAAGAAGGCAGACCGCAGTTAAAGGAAGCATTGATAGCTGGATATCAGACCTCAAAAATAGTGTTCCAAAAACAGCAGAGCAAGAGGCCGAGATAGGGGCAAACGTTGAGCAGTTCGGCACAGAGGCGCAAATAGAAAGGTGGCATAACTGGCAAGACTTCAAGCATGAGTATGGGGAATTAAGGACTAAGGCCCCTGTGAAAATAAATCAAGCACTTATCAATATAGATGCAGAGATAAAAGAAGCTAGGGTTCAAGGGGATATCGTAACCCCTGGGATGATTGAACGCCGAGACATAGTGGCAAAACTAAAAAATGAAAAACAAGAACTTTTAAACAAAGACCTTTTAGCGGCGGGTTACTTTTACGGTGATATTGAAAATGTAGGGCCATTATTAGATTCGGACTTAATGCGGAAACAAGCGGACCAAGCTAGGTTTATGTCAGAAAAGTACAATATGCCTTTAGCTGTTTTAAACGGAGACAATCTAATACGGTTTAAAAAAGCCTTAGACGACCCAAATTTGACCGGGGACAAGCTGGAAGGATTGTTAAATATTTTTGATGGATTTGGAGAAGATAAATTTCAAGCTTTATCAGAGCTTGCCCCTAAACATCCAGGTTATGCTCACCTTGCGGCCCTTATGGATTATCAAAAGGACCATGTAACGTCAGCCGCCGCGCAAGGATTTGTTTTAACAAAGCAAGGGGGAACAAACAAAGTAACGTTCCCCAGAGTAGACACGAAAAACGCGGAAGCTGAAATTCTTGAGAATACTTTTCGCTTAAACAGTAAAGCTAGGGACGGGGTTGTAGAGGTTGCAAGAGCGATTTATACGGCGATGGTTTTTAATAGCGGCGGAAGTGAGGCCACTAAGTTTTTTGGAACAAGCGCAACGCCTGGGGAGTTCAATAAAGAACTTTATAAAAAAGCTTTACAGCAAGCCACAGGGCAAAAAGATTTAAAGACTGGAACGACAGGCGGCATTGTTACTTTAAAGGGCCACTCTGTAATGGTTCCCATGAACATGAAGCAGGAAGATTTTAAGAAGGGGATAGAAAGCCTAACAAAAGCAGACTTTGAAAAAGGCGGGGTTCATGGGGGAATAATACAAGATACTGCAACATTAGGGACAGAAGGCGGCGACACAAAAGCTGAGTTTGATAAAGACGACACCTTTCTAGTTTCGATGGGCGATGGACAATATGTTATGGGCAGGGCAGATGCTAACGGTAACACCGAACTACTAAGAGGGGCAACCGACCCGGACAGCGATAACCCCGCAGTTAGACAGGGGTTTTATGTTTTGGATTTAACTAATGCTTTAGATGCTAAATCGGAAAGAGAAGCAGAAGAAGAAGTCCAAGCAGAAGAAAAAATCCAAGCTATTCAAAAAGAGCAAGCCGAGAGAAAAGTTAAATCAGATAAAAAAGCGCGAGAGATATTTAGTTCTGGGGCAGAAATAGTAAAAGAAGCCCCGGAGAGTATTAAAGATATGGTGCTTGAGGGATCATCTGCAATAACAAAAGGAATTGTAAATGCCCCTGAAACACTTGAGAAAGCTAAAGAGGGAATAACGAAGGGGTTAGATTCGACAATTCAACAGCTTGAACAGCTTTTTGATAATTATTTTGGGAAGGCAGAAAAGGGAGCGAAAGGTTTTCTGGAGTTTACCGAAAAATCAGGAACCGAACTTGCGAAATTAGCGGGAACCGGTTTATCTAAAATAACCGAAGGGATTATTAGTTCCGGGGATAACGTACGGGCTGGTATAGAAACCGTCAAGGAATTTGCTGATAAAAACACAGAAGAAGCCAAACAACTAGCGAAGCTTGTAACAAAGAAAGCCCGCAAGTTAACTAACGAGGCAAGCGTTAAGCTTTTTGCTAAAACAGTTGCCCCGATGATTGTTAGTCCTGGGCGGTCTGATGGACTTCCCGCCCCAGAGAACGTTATGACCGCATTAGTCAGCGTTGAGTCTAGTTTTAAAGCCAACCAAGTAAGCCCGCAAGGTGCAAGAGGTCCCGCCCAGATACTTCCAGGGACCGCCCAGGATATAGCAGAGCAAAGCAAGTTAGGTTTTACCAGGGACGAGATTTTAAACGACCCAGAGAAAAATATTATGGGCGGAATGTATTACCTTTACGAAGTTTTGTTAAAGAGGTATTCCGGCCCAGACAGATTAAAGTTTGCAGTAGCCGCTTATCATGGGGGTTTGGGGAACATCGACAATGCTAGAGCTAAGGTGGCCCATAAAAATGATTTTAATTCTGTATACCCGAAGCTAGGACCAAAGACACAAGATTATGTCACTAAAGTAATGAGCAGGATACGAGGTTAGTAATGTCAGGATTATTTTTAAATCAATCTGATTTTTCAGGGATAAAAGCCTATGAGCCGGACACCGGTTTTTCGGAGAACTATGATAGGCGTATAGACATTGTATTCCATGAAGGCCAGTCTGTATCTAGCTTTAACGCCCATCAAGAAGCCTATGAAAAGCGAATTGAAAATGTAAAAGCGTTAACAGGGGTTGAGCTTCAAAACCCTTATTCCCTAAAGAATATTTTTAGTTTGCAGGAAGAATCTGACAAGTTTGAAACAGGTTTTGAAGAAGCGACTAAGAATCTATCAGGGGAAGAAAAAACGGGACTCTTTACATACGAAACAATGATTGAGGGAATGAGGGAAACAAGCAAGAGATTAAATCTTGAGGCGGAGTTTTCTGAGCAGAGAGCTACTTTTATGGGGAAAGTTGGTGGAGTAGCGGGAAGCATGGCGGGCTTTTTGTTTGACCCCTTGCAAATAGCAACCCTACCTTTTGGCGTTGGAAGCCTAGCAGGGAAAACCGTATTGCAAGCCGCAGGGCGAGCCGGATTGACCGAG